TACGAGTAGCAAATTCAGATTTTGCTGCAGAGTCAACAAATGAAGGTTGTTCCCTAGGATTCTTAAAACCCTCCAAAAAGGAGTTGCCTGCAGCAATAGCTCTAATCCCACCAAAAGGACGTTCTACTTGTTCTATACCCCACATTAAGGGTACGTTTGCTTGTGTTTTACCCATGAACTTAGCAGTTGCTTCAGCCTGTTCCTCAGGGGACTTAGGTTTCATGAAATCTTGTAACACACCTTTACCATATATAATATCAGCCATTCCAGAAGCTGCTCTTTTAAGTAGAGACTCCTTCTTTACAGGCTTGAGTTCCTCACCAAAGATACCCTTTCTTATTTCAGCATCTTTACTTTGGTCATAGCGAGGATCAGTCATAACGTTGGCTTTATACCACGACTTTTTTACGAGGTTTTTCTCGTCAGCGTTAGCATTTATATATCTAGAATCCTGAAGTACGGTTGACCATTTTACTGCCATTGACTCATGAGTCCTTGTATGCCCTCACCTCCACTTTGACCTTGACCAAGTGCACCTGTTAATGCGTTACCATCATCCTTGGGCTCATGTTTAAGTATATCTTTTTCCTCAAGTTTCTTTCTCAATTCAGCAATACGAGCTAGTTGTGCTTTAGCCTCTTCTGGAGAAATCATTGATGTAGCCTTTGCAAGGATAATACTTCTCTCCCTAAAACTAAGGTCGGATAAGGACTCTGGAGCACCTGCTTTAATCTTTGCAGTAATTGCTGCAGTTTTTTCCTTAAAGGCTAATTGTTCTTCCTCAGTTGTAGGTACCCATTTAAAGTCTATAGGAATGAGTGAACCATTACTATCAACAGCATCAGGCATATAAGGTTTAACTCCAGTTTTAACTAGTTCCTTAATACTATCTGAGTCTACTATCATACTACGTTCTGCGTCAGTTTTTCCTATGAGACTCGTAGATATTCTTTCCCTTATACCTTCTGCACGCTTAAGATTTCTATCCTCAATATCTCTTTCCTCTCTTGCAAGTTGAATCTTAAGTTGCTGAGCTTTATTAACTGAGTCCTTAGCTCTTATAACTAAATCTTGTTCCCTAGTGTTTGCATCCTGTTGCATTACATTAGTTCTTTTTTTAGTTTCACCTATCTCTAGTCCCTTACCAATTGCTTCAGATAAACCTGATGTGGGACTTGCCTGAGGCTGTGCAAATTGTCCTAATACTTTAACTGCCATAATTTAATCCTCCTTTTAGATAACATCCTCATAGTTCTTCATATAAAATGATTCTATAAAGCTTGTAGGTTGTGTTCTACTTGCAAGTTGTGCTGACTCTAACAATGCTCCAGCCTTAAGTAAGTCTATCCATCCACCTGTCTGTCCAGGGTCTAATGCAGCAAGTAAGGTCATACCACTACTAGTACTTTCTTGTAAATATTGCAGAGCTTGACCAAGAACTGGATTTGTTTGAGGCAGTGATGCCATCCAACCTTTATATTCCCTTTCAAAATCAGCATCCTTCATCGCCTTAAACTGAGTAGCCATTTGGAATTGTTGCATGGGTATATCCCTTTCAGCCACATATCTTCCTTGAGCAAGACTCTCTGTAAGCTTATTTATACCTGCCTCTTCAGCTCTGTACCTTCCACTACCTCTAAGTGAGCCTGCATAACCTTCCCTTATTTCAGGAAGCAAGTCTTCCTTAAACTGTTTCATAGTTGGATCAGCCACAGCTTTATCATACCAATCACCTGCATCCATTTTAAGGAAATCAGAATAGGCTCTCTCTCCTTCCTCACCAAGATCAGCTGAAAGCTCTCCCTCGTACTTAGGCAGACCTACACCTACCTGACTTGCTAAATATTTAGACATAGGAGTAGCAACAGCTTGTTTACTGGGATCTACTGTTTCTTTTGTTAGTATACTAGGAGCACGCCCAGCTAAGGTCTGTTTATCAAGATACCCAGTGTATTTCTTTGGGTCTAAAGCGTCTGTCCAATTCATAATATCATCCTCCTCATTTATCCTTTTGGACCATAAAAGATAGCACCTTTCGCACCTGCACCATCTATATCTACCGTTAAACCATTCTTTGATTTAACAGGTATATATCTATCTATCCATACATCGCCTCCAGCAGCTATCTTCATTATATCCACTATACTACCACTTGTTGCAGAAGCATTATCATATATAGTAATGATAGTTGCAGCTGCTGAAGCTACTACAGATATCCCATGATAATCAGCTCCAGTAGTGGCTACTACATTTAAACCTGCAGTCAATGAAGCACTTGCAAGACCATGTTCTACATCAAATAAACCTGTTCGTTCCTTAGGACTTCTAGCCATTTTGCTCCTCTATGTTTTTATAATATAGGTTAAAGCTATATAAGGTTGTACTCCATTTCCAGCTGCAGAGGTGCCTGATACATCAGCAGATCTAGTTGCTGTAGTTCCTGACACAGCTGGGGTACGTGAACCCGCAGTGCCTGTGACTGCACCGTTTCCTCCATCATAAGTCTTAAACTTTGTAAAAGTTCCTGTGTCTGAAGTAAACCAAGTAGTATAACGTCCATCACCTGTACCTGTACCTCCTGTTTGGTCATTATCAAATAAAAAATAATTAAGACTAGTTCTTGGACCAAATGGCATGTCATGTGTATGTGTAGGTCCAAGGAGACTACCAGCTTCATGTGTATGTGCAGCACATGCCAAAGTACCCTTTTCATGTGTATGAGTTGCTGCTGCATATGTTCCATCAGCATGTGAATGTGTCTTAGCTCCTCCAGTTTCTCCCATGGCATTATAGTCTGCATCACTGGCATCATAACCCACTGGAACTTTACTCTTAAGATTAGGTACATTGAATGTAGTAGAACCATTACCTACTCCATAGGTAGTTCCAATGACCCCAAATAGGGTGCTATAAGTTGCTCTAGATACAGCTGCACCATCACACAATAACCAATTAGTAGGTGCTGTAACTGTTGAGAACATAGTAATACTTCCTGTAGGTGAACCAACTTCAATTTTTGTTTGTGGCATTTTATCTCCTCCCACTTCTTAACAATGTCTTAAACCCATAGTATCTTATATTAAAACCACTACTTGCACTTGCATTTCTAAACCTAAATCTAATTTTTTTAACTACGCAATCAAAGTCTTGTTGATAATCCCTGATTACACTATCAAGTGTAATTACATTAGCACCTGAACCTTCTGTAGGACTCCAAGTAAGTCCTCCATCTTCTGACCAATGTATAGTTACACTTTGACCACTAGCTTCAAATATAAGTTGAGAGACTCGCATGAATTGATTCATGTATTCCTCTGTATCAGGAAGAACAAAATCAGGTGTTTGGAATTCATTAACTATCGCAACTCCATCATTATTCAGAGTTGTTTTATCTAACTTATATACTTTACCATTATTATCCCCAATTAGTGTTATTGGAGCATATGCCTTAACAAGCATATCCCCAAACCTCCAATTTTGGTCACCAATAGTACCAACAAGATCTCCAATAGTTAAGGAACCCTGTGCTTGGTAATAACCATAGCCTGTCATTGTTCTATTTTTTCTATACCAATTATCCGTAACAAGACCTAGACACCATACATCATCAGGATAAGCTGTAGTAGTTGGTATCCATACCTGTAATTCATCATCTTCTTCTACATAGAGTAGAAATGTACGTGCAGAATATTCACCATTTATAAGAGAGTACATATCCTTCTTTACATTATCATCTAAGATCTCTATTTCAGTACCACCTTTATATTCATACATTGTATCTGGACCTAGTACTACATGACCAGAACCTACAGAAGTAACTCCCTCCTTACTTATAGCTCCCATTCCCTCTACCATAGTATAAAACCTAAATGGAGTATGCCCACCTACCCATATCATAATGACAATGGATCTTTCCTTATAGATGGCATATTCATTCTCACTTAGCATCTCTGCAGCAATTATCCAATCTTCATTATCCACAAGGTCTTGGTAACCCGCAGTGCCAACAGTAAAATCTTCTAGAGATCCTATGTTTGTCCAACTAGCACGTTGTGGTGCGTCTGCACTATTCTCCGTATTATTTAATAGTATCAAATGATCTTTAAATGCAATAACTAGTTCAGAGGTACTTATTGTACCTGAGGCTAATGTAGTTGTAAGATCTGCAGCTGTAATATTTCCACCTGCTTCAGTTATCTTTCCAGTCTGGTCAACACCATTAGTATATACAAAGGTGTCGTTCATTGTAGCTGTGCTGTATCTATTATCCTCATCACCCGTAAAAGCTTTAACTGCACGAACATCATCTATATAAATATCCAACGCACCCTTATCAACAACTTGTGTTAAGGCTATTGAATCCACACTATCTAGGTCTGCATAATCCGTGTATCCACTACTGTTTAGAACATCTGCTAATAATAACTCAATACATATTGGTGTCCATGTACTTGCAGCTACAGCTGGAATTGCCCACTCTGCCCAAGTATCAGTTTCAGCAGCTGTTGCATTTTCACATATCTTAAATCCAAAATCACCTGCAGCTAATGCCACTGTACTATATATCCAAAAGTGTACGTGGGTATATGCTGACATATCCTTTGTACCAGTGTCTTCATATGCTTGGTCACCCGTTGCTGCAGCAGCAGTCATTGCCATCTTAGCTGACTTACTCCCTCTAAGTTTAATAGCAGTATCAGCTGTGACTGTACATGCAGCATCTACTTGTGTCCAGGCATCCTCACAATCATCAAGAGTAATCCCTGGAGTTATACAATCCCAAGTAGTAGTTGAAGTATTATACTCATAAAGATTATTAGTAGTAAATGCTAATAAAAAAGATAATCCCCCTAGAGTATAAAATTGGTCTATCCTCATAATAGAACCACTAAGGTAGTTGGTCATAAGAACTCCTGGAGTAGGATATGCTGTATGACCAAAGTCAGAACTTACTACACCATCTTTCAGGTACACCCCCTGTATAAAAGGAGAGTACTCCTTCTCTATAAAGGTTGAAGGAGAATCAGTCTTTATACCTTTTACGGGTGCATAAATATGTTTGTATGCCATTATTACCCAGCCTCCTTATAAGTTCAATTTTTGAAAATACAAAATCATGTTACACCAGCATAACTTCGTGACTTTGCATAATAGGCTCTAGTTTGATATACCCATAGGGTTACATATTGACTACGAGTACCTTCATAACTGTAACTGTATCCATAAAGGACATATCTAATACCTGTTACATTAGCCCAGCCAGTGCTATCATTCCACAAGTGGTCTTTGTATGCTACTGTGTTTGATCCATAACCAGGTATGTTATAATGTGTTGAATGGACGTTAGTCCAAGTAGAACCTATACGCAGATATACATCAAAGTTTATTGTAGCTTGTTTGTAGTTACCACCAAATGTATACTGTCTACCAATTACATGAACTCTTTTAATAGTTCTTGCTGTGGACCAAGTATGCTCATCAGTAACAGTAGCATTGGTTGAACCATCACCACTATGTGCTGACTTGATACCATAATAGGTAGTTGTGTCTTCATCATAAGTAGCTGTACTTGGATCATAATCAGTCTTAGTGTCTGCAGCTGACCTTGATGGCGTATGTACAACAAATGCTTTTGGTACTATATTTATCATTATCCTACCTCTACCATTACCGTTAAGTTACTTCCAGGAACACCAGTTCCTACCTTGTCTACATCTATTGTGAATAGTCCGCCTGCAGTGATATTCGTAGTTACAAAAGCACCTACCTCAGTTGATGTAGAACCTGGGGCAAGTAGTAACTGAGATGCTGTAGCTGTCCAGATACTGGATCCATTGTAGAGTACATCTACCTGAATACCAGGTCCACCTGCAGCTACTGTTTTTACATGTGCTTGTGCACCATAAATCTTTCCATTACTTACTATTGCTAAGGTTGCACTGGCATTAGCTCCACTTTCTATAGCTCCTTCAAGATACCAAAAGTAATTCTTTCTACTTAAATTAACTTCTTGAGTAGCTGCATTTAAGAAGAATGCAAAATCTCCAGTAGTTCCTACTGTTTTTTGATAGAATGCACCTACCTGAGTTCCAGCAATAGCTGGTGCAGTTGATTGCATTTGCAGAGTTATAAACTTATGTTTACCTGCCTCAGAGGTTGCAGCTTGACTAGCAGGGAACTCGTGTTCATGAGCCATTCTACTTCTAAGTCCAAGTCTTAAGTCCCTATTATAGTCATCAATATTTATTGCTACAGTTGCATTTGTAGGTTCTGTTTCGTCCCAGGTCGTCCCATCTCCGAGAGCCATAATAATCCTCCTTATTTAACCTTTCATTAAAGAAATTCTTAGCACTGCAATAGCAAAAGTAAGACTAGAACAAGTTAAAGCTGTAAGTACCGTAATAACAACTGCTACAGCCCAAGAAGGTCTCTTTAATAAACCACCCTTGATTTCATTTACTCCATCCTTAACCTCGCCCATATCCCTTTCTAATGCTACTATTCTTTGTTCATTTTTAGTTCCTTTAACACATCCTTCCATATTTCTCCTTTAC